CACTTTAGATTATTAACAGATTCATCGTTTTTACCATACGGTACAAGTTATTTAAGTAAAGCCAGAAGACATTTCAGAATTTTATCAATGATGGAAGATATGATGTTAATTTATAGATTAGAGAGAAGTATCGAGCGAAGAGTATTTAAAATATTTGTTGGTAATATTGATGATGGTGATATTCCAGCCTATGTACAGGAAATTGCTAACACATTCAAAAGAACTCCAATTATTGACCCAGAAACTGGTCAGTTAGATATTAGAAAAAATATGATGGATGTAAGCCATGATATTTTTATACCAGTTAAAACAGAAGGTGCAGCAAATCCAATTGAAACATTACCAGCAGCTTCAAACTTGGATAAAATTGAAGATTTAAAATACATACAAAATAAATTATTAACAGCTCTTAGAATTCCTAAAGAATTTTTAAATTTTGAAGAATCAGCTGGAGATGGTAAAAATTTGGCTATTAAAGATATTAGATTTACAAGAACAATCAACAGAATTCAACAATCACTTATTATGGAGTTAACTAAAATTGCTGTTATTCATTTATATTTAAATGGATTTACTGATGAACTTGGTAATTTCAGGATAACGATGAATAATCCATCTACCCAGTCTGAAATATTAAAATTAGAGGAATTAAGTAAAAAAATATCACTTTGTGCAACTGCTGTTCAAGACGCAGGTAATGGTATACAAGTTATGTCTTTAACAAGAGCTCAAAGAGAAATATTGGGTTGGTCAGACGAAGAGATAACGCAAAATATGCTTGAAATAAGAATGGAAAAAGCACTTGCTGCTGAATTAGCAAAAACAGAACAAATTATCAAAAGAACTGGTTTGTTTGATAAAATTGATGATATGTACGGTGAGCCAGATGCCGAATATGCAACAGCTGAAAATCCAATGGGTAATGAAGTTAAAGGCTCTGGTGGAGGAGTTGGTGGCTTCGGAGGGGAATTCGGAAGTGAATTCGGAAGTGAAGTTGGTGGCTCAGAATCACCTACTGATAAATTAGGTGGGACACCTGAAGTTGGTGGGACACCTGAAAATAGTGGTACACCTGAATCTGGTGGAGCATCCCAAACAGAACCAACAAATGCTCCAGACGTAGAACCACCAAAACTTGAATCAATCAAGAAAAAAGTTGACAAGTTATTAGTAGAACGAAAAAATATATTAAAGGAAATAAACATGGAAAGGAAAGACACTTACCTTAACGCATATCTTAAATACATAAATGCAAATAAAAAGAAAATGAATGAAAGTGCGGAAGATATTGTACCAATAATTGATAAAGCTTTCATTAAGAACGAAGAAACAAATCAACTGATAAAGCTTTTAGACAAAAAACTGAATAAATAAAAATTAAAACCACTTCAAATTCGAGGTGGTTTTATTTAATAAAATAAATTGTAAATTCATTTAAAAAATTAAATTATAAACATATTTATATAAAAATACATAACAATATGGAAAACAACATAGGCAAGCTAAATGCTATATTCTTACAAAACATAAGTAATCTTTTAAAAAGAAAAGATGGACCTAAATTAATGAAAGAATATACATCAATTATTTCAAAAAATAAAATGTTATTGAGAGAATATATGTTATTTGATTATATTGACAAAATAGAAAATACTGAAAATTTAAAAGATTATATAAGTGAAGGTATTGCTTATTTAGATGGTATAAACAGAACAACATTAAAAGAATTTAACGAAAAAGTTGCTAAATTCATGAATGACAACAAAATTGAAAAAATTGATGAAATACAAAACGAAAAACTATACGAAGCACTTGATTCATTAATTTTTACTAAAAAAACTTTAAAAACTATTAATGAAAGAGTTAATAAACTCAATCAAATTGTAACTTTAATTAAAGAAAATAAAAAAAATAAAGAACTTACCGAAGAATCCGATGATGAAACCCTTGTAATTAATGAGGATGCTGATTCATTTTTCCAGTTTGCAATTAATAAATTCAACGACAAATACAATGATTTATTAACTGAAGAAGAAAAAATGGTGTTTAAAGCTGTAACCTCGCCAACAACCGAAGAAGAGAAACAGTTAGTGTTTGAAGAACAAAGAAAAAATTGTATAGATTTAACAAATAGTTTTTTAAAAGAATCAATTGATAGCATAACAAGAGAGAAATTATTAAACGTTAAAGAAAAATTACTGGAACAAAAGTTTAATGAAAACACATTTTTTGACGACATATTATCGTTAGTTGAATTAAAACAAACATTATCTTAAAATGCAAGAATTCTATATAAATAAAGACGCAACATTACCATTTCTTAAAATGGAATTGATAAATGATGGTAGATATGACTTTAATAAGTTTTACGAATTGATTCAGAATTCAACGATTACATTTTCTATGACAAATTCTGAAACTGGGGTTATGAAGATTGCAAATAAGGAAGCTTTTATTGAACCTAAAGATAATTGTAGTGAAGAATATTTTATTTATTATAAGTGGGAACCTAGGGATACTAAAATAAAAGGTAAATATGATGGTAAATTCACAATAACATTTGGGGAATTATTCGGAGGAGGTAAACTCATACTCCCAATTCAGGAAGAGTTAATTATATACATACAATAAACTAAATTTTAATAGATAGACCACTAAGATTAATTTCTTGGTGGTTTTTTTATTATTAAAATATCTTAAATATTTCATATCTTGATAAATCATGTTTGTTTATTGGAATAAAAAATTGTACATTTGCACAAATATAAAATTCGAACAATAATCAAATATAAACCATGAAAGAAAATAATAGAATATCAGAAGATAGGATAAACGTATTCTTAGATGGAAAAGACCCACAAGAAGGTATTATCTCAATCGAATGTTCTTATTCTGACAATGAAGTGTCAATCATTTATAGAGATGGTGATGATAAAAGAATAAAGAAAGAACCGTTTAAACCTTTTATATGGGCTAAACAATCTGGTGGTAAAAAATTATTTTTAGACCCTAAAAATGGTTATCAAAATAGAAGTTTGTTAACCAATAAAATGAAACAATATGGTATCATAGCTAAAAAGTTAAACATTTATACTAACGATGGTAGAACTACACCTAGACTTGAAAATGGTTATAGGATTATGTTTACAGCAAGCAAACCTATGAGTTACAATACATTTTTAAAATTCTTTAAAGAAGGTGGAGTTGATGTGTACGATAATTCTAGAGATTTTTTGCAAGTAACACCTGTTGAACAGTATATGATTAGAAGCGGTAAAAGGCTTTTCAAAGGGTATGATGATTATGATGAATTATTAAGATTACAATTCGACTTAGAAACTGAAGGGTTAAATCCAGAAATACATAGAATTGACCAAATTGGTATTAGAACAAATAAAGGTTATGAACATATAATTGCAATTGAAGGCGATACAAAAGAAGAAAAAGACCGTAATGAGTTAAACGCTATAAACGCATTATTTAAAATTATAGGTAAAATTAAACCAGACGTTATAATTGGTCATAACTCAGAAAATTTTGACTGGAATTTTATAATTGTAAGATGTGAAATGTTAAATACAAAAGTTGAAGATGTGTCAAAACAATACTTTAGACAAAGTCTTTATAAAAGTTCGAAAAAAACTGTATTAAAACTCGGTGGGGAAATTGAATATTTCAATAAAACTAACTTGTGGGGTTATAATATCGTAGATTCGTTACATGCCGTAAGACGTGCTCAGGCTATTGACTCAAATATGAAAAAAGCTGACCTTAAATATGTAACAAAATATTCGAAACTAAATAAACCAAACAGAATTTATGTTCCAGGTGATAAAATTGTTAAAACTTGGAATGATACTATAAATGATTATGCATTAAACGAAGAAAACGGTGAATGGTACATTATAAATGAAAAACAACAATTAAAACCTAAATTTAAAATTGTAACTGGTAAATATATTGTTGAAAGATATTTACAAGATGACCTTTATGAAACAGATAAAGTTGAACTAAGATATAATCAGCCAAATTTTTTAATTGGAAAATTAATACCTACTACTTTTTCACGTGTTTGTACGATGGGTACTGCTGGTATTTGGAAATTAATCATGATGGGTTGGAGTTTTGAGAATGGGTTAGGCATTCCTGATTTCTCAGAATCAAGAAAATTCGTTGGTGGGTTATCGAGACTATTGAAAGTTGGGTTTGTTGATAATGTAGTTAAATTAGATTATAACTCATTATATCCATCAATTGATATTACATGGGACGTGGAACCTGACCATGATATTTCGCATGTTATGTTATCTCTACTGACTTATATATTAGAACAACGTGAAAAATATAAGGATTTAAAAGGCGTAGCTAAGGAAAAAGCTAAAAAAATAAAAGAGAAATTAGGGGCATTAGAAAAAGGAACTCAAGAATATTTAGAATTAGAGAACGAATTTATTTATTGGGAGCGAGAAGAAAAGTCAAATGACAAGAAACAATTACCTCTAAAAATAATAGCGAATAGTTTTTTTGGTTCTTTTGGCGCTCCAAATTTATTTCCTTGGGGAGATGTTACTTCTGCTGAAAAAACAACCTGTATAGGTAGACAAGGTTTAAGACTTATGGTTAAATGGTTCTCAGATAGAAAATTTATACCAATAGTTATGGATACTGATGGCGTAAACTTTTCTTACACTAATGTTGATATGACATACACGTATATTTCAAACGGTATGAACAGAAATACAAAAGAAAATGTTGAATATCATGGTATAGAAGCTTATGTGGCAGAATTTAATGATTTGTTTATGAGAGGTAAAATGGGACTTGGTATTGATGAATACGCACCAGCAACGATAAATTTTTCAAGAAAAAATTATGCTGATTTATTTGATAATGGTGAGGTTAAATATGTCGGTAATACAATCAAATCAAAAAGAATGCCAATATATATTGAGAAATTCATGGAAACTGGAGTTAAACTATTATTACATAATAAGGGTAAAGAATTTCTTGATTATTATTATGATTACATTGAACGAATATATAATTATGAAATTCCACTTAGAGAAATTGCATCTAAAGGTAGAATTAAGAAAAGCGTTGATGATTATAAAAAAGACTGTAGTGTTTTAACTAAAGCTGGAAGACCTAAAAGTCGCCAAGTATGGTATGAGCTCGCTCTTTTAAATGGTATAAACCCAGATATTGGTGAAACAATTTACTACATAAACACTGGCGATGGTAAGAAAAAATCATCATATAAAGATGTTGAAAAGAAAACAACTAAAGGTAAAGATGGAGAGAAAGATACATTCGAAATAATTGTTAATTGTTTTATGCTGGACA